GGGGTGCTGGCGAGAAGTCATTTACTTGGCGTGGTCGGACCTACAACACCAAAATGAGAGGCGAGTAATGGCTGACAAGAAGAAAGGACCCTGCTGGAAGGGTTACGAAATGGTTGGTATGAAGAAGAAAGGCGGTAAACCCGTCCCTAATTGTGTTCCTAAAGGTAAGTAACCATGCCCTCATTTGAAATTCCTAAAGGACCTAAAAAACCTCAAGGTGGTGGTGGTCCTAGCCTCCCTCAAACTGGTGAAACCAAGCGTCTTCCTCAAGGTCATCCGTATCGTCAAGGCTCTATTGACGTGAAGCTGGCTTACAAAATGAAGAAAGGATTTAGCGGAGCCGCGTAATGGACCCAGCGTTTGTCCTTTCTCTAGTTCTTGGTGCTGCTTCTGTGGGAGGCGGTATCTTTGCTTGGTCTACTCGCAAGCTAGGAGATCTTGACCACCGTATCGACACTGTTGAAATTACTGTGCATCGAGATTTTGTTCGAAAGGACGACCTGATGCCAATGATTGACAGGATTGATCAGCAGGTTCAGCATATTGATGCAAAGCTTGATCGGATCCTGATCAATGGACGAAATCTCCCTTCGTGATGTAGCTAAGTACTACAACAACCAGGATCACCAAAACTTTGCTCTTGATTTCCTACAGGATCATATTCCTGAAGGGATCTTGGCAAAGTTTTCTGATCTTTGGCGGTCAGGACCTAAAAATACTCTTCCTAATAATCAACACGGAGTATTTCTTAAAGTTCCGTATGAATATCAGCTTGATAACGCAAGTGGTACTGGCTGGCGTGAGTGCTTTAGCTCTAGCTGCGCCATGGTGGCTAGGTACTACGGCAAAGTAAAGAACGACGACGAATACAACCGGATTAGAAAGCGCTACGGAGACTCAACAAACAGCCAAGCTCAGCTTGATACCCTTGAGTACCTTGGACTACGCGCTAAATTCATTCAGAACGGCTCTCCAGAGCTCCTCAGACGCGAGTTAGACGCGGGTAGGCCTGTTGTAGTCGGTTGGCTACACAAAGGCCCTGTAGGGGCTCCTAGCGGGGGCGGACACTACTCTGTTGTTATTGGGTATCAAACCGGTGCTTGGATACATCACGACCCTAATGGTGAAGCCGATATGGTCCGTGGAGGCTATACCAATCACAGCGGCGGTAAAGCGGTGGTTTATAGCCAGAAAAATTGGAACAAAAGGTGGGAAGTAGAAGGTTCAGGTTCTGGGTGGGCTATTTTGATTGAGAACCCGTCCTAATTTTTATGGACTTTACTGATCCCGCTGTGCAAGCAGCACTGTGGTCACTAGCTTTTGTTCTGTCTGAACTGGTTGGTGCATCCAAACTTAAAGAAAACAGCCTCGTACAATTGGGGTTGAAGGCGTTCCGTGTTTTGTATGGCAGCTTCTCCAAAAAAGTCTCTAAATAAGACAGAAGGTCTCGCATCAGAAGACGATCTGTATTCGCTACACCGTTTGGTGGCTACGAAACTGATTGATCAACTGAATCGTGACGACGTAAAAGCTTCTGACCTTGCTAACGCTATTAAGTTCCTCAAAGACCAAGGTATTACTGCCCTTAACGGTGGTGACGTTAGCGCTATCTCCGAGATGATTTCTGCACTCCCAGAGGTAGATATCAAAAAGGTTAGAAGCTATATTGGTGCATAGGGACACAAACCCTATATGTACCAACCAAGGCCCCCAGTATGGTGATTCACTCGCCATCTGGGGGTTTTGTGTATTTAACGCCAGATGCAGCTATGGCTAACCTCCAAGCGCTACAGCGACGAGAAGCAGTCAAGCAGTGGAGACAATCAATTAAAGAAGCGTTTGGTTGTAAATGTGCCTACTGCGGCACTAAAAGTGAAAAGCTGACTCTTGATCACATTCACCCCAAAACCAAAGGTGGTGAGGATCTGGCTACCAACATTGTTCCCGCTTGCAGCCGTTGTAACCACGAAAAAGGCAGCTCTAACTGGAGAATGTGGTTTAAAAGTCGCCCTGACTATTGTGAAAAGCGTGAGTTTGTCATTGAACAATGGATGAATTGCCTCCTATGCCCAATCTCAATCTCTCCTTAGAGCAATCTTTAAGGGTAGAGAGAATACGGCGAGAGATCCCAAACGCCTCTAGGGAAGACCTGGAGAAAATGACGCTTGAGTTAACAAGAATGAATCTGATCCTGCAGAATAACCTGAGCCAAGTATTTAAGTGGGCTCACGATGCCAAGGCCGAATAAACAAACAGAAAAGCTTATCCAGGAAGCTGTAGAAAGTTTTCCTGTTTTTGCTACTCACCTTTGGCACTACCTTCGTCTACCAAGCCCAACACCGGTTCAGTACCAGCTGGCTGACTACCTCCAAAACGGCCCTGACAGGCGCATCATCATGGCGTACAGGGGCTGCGGTAAAAGCTTTCTGACAGCTGGTTACGTCCTGTGGAGGCTACGGAGAAACCCAGACACTAAGGTGCTGGTGATCTCCGCCGCTCAAGACCGTGCAGACGCGTTCAGTGTCTTTTGCCATGACCTTCTTCGGAACTGGTTTATGGTCAAAGATCTATTTCCAAGCGACACCCAGCGGTTTAGCAAGGTTGCGTTTGATGTCTACGGTGCAAAACCAGACCAAAGTCCCAGCGTCCGATCAAGCGGTATCTTCGGTCAAATCACTGGAAGCCGTGCTGATCTCATCGTTGCTGATGACGTTGAAACGCCCCAGTCCTGTGAAACCCAGCTGATCCGAGACAAGCTACGGGAATCGATCAAAGAGTTTGACTCGGTGATCAAGCCTGGTGGTGAGATCGTGTTTCTTGGAACTCCCCACACCCAAGATTCGATCTACGCAAAGCTTGAGTTGGCTGGTTACTCGTGCCGTATTTGGCCAGCTCTGTATCCCACAGCTAAAAAGCTTCGGAACTACTACGGAGACCGTCTAGCACCCAAGATCCAGGCAGATCTAGAAGAAGACAAAAGTCTTGCTGGACACCCTGTAGATCCCAGGCGTTTTGATTGGGAAGAACTGGAAGCCCGTCAGAAATCAATTGGACGTTCAACGTTCAACCTTCAGTTCCTCCTAGACATCAGCTTGAGTGATGAGGAACGGTTTCCTCTCAAACTCAAAGATCTGTGTGTGTTCCGTCTTAACCGCGAAAAAGGCCCCGATAAGGTCGTGTGGATGGCTAACGGCGATAAAGCCCTAGACCTTCCTTCTGTTGGTCTTCACGGCGATCTGTTCTACAAGCCTGCCCAGATTGGTTCGGAGTTTCTGGATTACACCGGGGTTGTCATGAGTGTTGACCCCTCTGGACGCGGCTCTGACGAGCTCGGTTACGCAGTAGTCGCCTACTTGAACGGTAACCTCTTCCTTCTCGCTAGCGGTGGACTTCGAGGCGGTTACAGCGAACCGAATCTGAAAAAGCTGTCCCTCATCGCTAAAGAGTTCAAGGTCAAACAGATATTGGTCGAAAGCAACCTCGGCCTCGGGATGTTCTCGGAGCTTCTCAAACGCTACCTCGGCGTGATTTACCCCTGCAGCATCGAAGAGGTCCGACACACAAAACAAAAGGAAGTCAGGATTATTGACACCCTTGAGCCGGTTTTGAACCAGCACAGGCTCATGGTTGACACTGACGTAATCACTCAAGACCTTGCCTCCACTGAGTGCTATCCAAGCGAAACTCGTTCCCAATACCAGCTCTTTTTCCAGCTCACCCGTATTACTAAAGAGAAAAACTCCATTCGTCATGATGACCGTCTAGACGCCCTCGCAATGGCTGTCCAGTATTTTACGGAGTCCATGGCTCAAACGGAAAAGCAAGCTATGGACGCTCGTTTGGCTGAACAGTGGGAACTGGAACGAAAGTTTATCCAAGGCGATGGTGGCCTCTCTATCGATGCCATTGGATACGCAACAAGCCTTGAAGACCTTCAAAAAGCCTCTATGGCCTCCATAGGCGGTTGTAACTGGCTTGATTCGTAAGTCCACTCAGGATCGCCTAGAAGGCCCTTGAAAAACCTTTTAGGGGTCAGAGTACCTAAAAGGGATTAGAGGGGCCTTAGAAACGCTTCTAGAGGCCTCTCAAGGCGTTTTACTAAAAACCCGCCCTAGGTGTTACGCAAAAGACCCCCCCTTTAAATACTTACGTCAAAAACAGCCACCTCTAAAACTGGACCCCTCAACGACTTACGCTCTTGACAGCCGTGCTTAGAGTGTATTTAAAGAGTAATAAAAGAGGTTTTAAAGGGGTCTTCTATTGTCTTCCTTTTTAAAACACTTAAAGACCTTTATTAAAAAGGTATTAAGAGGGTTTCTTTAGTGGTATTTTTAAGTGCCTCTTTAAAAGCCTCTAAAAACTATGAGTACTGTTGAACTAGTTACGGTTACTCCAAAGGCAGAAGAACTCATTGTTTATATGGCTAGGGTTAGCAACCCTACAAACCAAGAGATTAACGATAAGAATGAACGATTAATTAACTACCTCATCAAACACAGACACTGGTCTCCCTTTGAGATGTGTCATCTAGTGCTTGAGATCAACACAACAAGATCAGTAGCAGCTCAAATCCTCCGTCATAGATCGTTCTCGTTTCAAGAGTTCTCTCAGAGGTACGCAGACGTTAAAGAACTTGGATACCCCAAACCTCCTCACCTTAGAAGGCAAGACCTCAAAAACAGACAGAACAGTATTGATGACCTACAGCCTGAAAAAACCCAAATGTTCTACAGGCGTATCAATCAACTGTTTGAAGAATCAACAGACCTGTACCGAGAGATGGTCTCTAGTGGTGTAGCTAAAGAAACAGCTAGAGATGTCCTACCCCTGGCTACTCCAACCAAAATGTATATGGCTGGTTCTATCCGTAGTTGGATTCACTACATCGATCTACGGTCTCAAAATGGGACTCAGTTGGAACACATTGAAATAGCTCTTAAAGCCAAAGAGATCTTTTGTAAAGAATTACCTACAGTAGGCAAAGCTCTTGGTTGGCTAAATGGCTCGCAACTACCGTAAGGAATACGATAACTACCACTCCAAACCGGAGCAGCGTAAGAACCGTAGTAGCCGTAATAAGGCCCGTCGAAAGCTAGCTAAGGCGGGCTACAAACTTAAAGGGAAAGACGTAGACCATAAAGACGGGAATCCGCGTAATAACGGTCGCAGTAATCTTTCGGTGGTTAGTAAGAGTTACAACAGGTCTAAGAAATAGGTTGTTTTTATTTTTTTAAAAGGGGTCAAAGGTTTTTGCTTTAGATTTTTGAGCACTAGTTAGCGTTAACGCCCCGGCCCGTTACCCCCTGGGGGCCTTTAATCCGCCTTGATAATGATTCTCGGTTGCAATAAATGGGCAATCGCAGGGTCTCAAGGCGGAGTCGTTATGAGTTTGGGCAGGTATAGGCAAATATATACGCGCGAGCATGGCCACAACTGAGAGGCCTCTAGAAGCCTCTAGAAAGCCCTTTAAAACCCTTTTAGGTACTATCACCCTCAGCAGCCAATACAAGGCCCTTACAAAGCCTTACAGCAGCCAGTAACGATTGTGTAAAGACTTATTAACAGGGCCTAGGCAGGGTCTAGGGCTAGCGTTTACCTTGTCCCTTGTCAGGCCTCAAGAGGCTTGGCTCCTTTCCTTTCTCACGTCTCACAATGTTTGACCCTTGGAACATTTGTTTAATGACAGACGACGGCACTCTCAAGATTCTTGAGTGCTTTGATACTTACGCTCAGGCAGACGAGCAGGTAGATACCTGGCAAGACAGGTACGCCTCAGGGTTTGTTGATATCTATTCCCGTAGCTTCCTTCTCAATGCTGAGGTAGAAAAATGATCACTATCACTTACAAGCTCGAAAACGCTTACGGCAGAACTAGGGCCTACCCAGTTAGCCAAGAAGCGATCCTGTTCTGTCAGCTCACACAATCCAAGACGCTATTGGCTAGCTCTGTCGGCACTATTAAAGCCCTTGGATATGTTCCCGTTGATAGGGATGGCTTTGAGATCGACCCTCGGGAGCTCTACTGATGTTGTTAACTGCTGCCATCTTGGCTTGTGTTTTAGCGGCAAGCACTAGCAATTTGTGGCTGTGTGTTTTGTTTGCCTGTTCTGCTGGTGTTTGCTTTCTTTCTCACCAATGATCAACCCACCCCACCCACCTGGAAATGACTGAACTTTCACCCGCTGCACAAGCAGTGCTGGACGCTGCCAACGGTGCTCAATGTTATGGCCCCGACGACTGCCTCAATGAATCTCGCTGGATTGCCGCCGCCGCCCTGCAGGCTGCTGCGGATCAGGTGGTGCCGGAGCATAGGCCTTGGCTCCGTACAGATGGGGAACCAGCCGCTAGGCATAAGGTGCGACTTGAACTCCTCGCCATCGCCGCCGAGCTTAAAGCCCTCTAATCACCTTTACTTCCATGCCCAAAGTTCTCTGCTCCCAATGCAAGGGCCGACGAGTGGTCTTTGACCCGATGTCCCTTTTTCTATCCGTTGTTCTTACTTACTTCTGATGATTAACCCTCACAATGATTCCGCTTTCTATGCCTACGCTGATTGGGCTCT